CCTGCTATGGGTAGGGCTTGTTCTAAATTTGTTATGGCTGAAGATTTAGTCGTACCTTATTATGCTACAGATCTTATGACTAGCCCACGTGTTACCCATGCGGTACGTATGACTTATAACGATTTGAGAAAATTACAAGTTAGTGGTTTTTATAAGGACGTAGATTTAAATGATCCTGAATACGATTCAGACGATCAAGTCTTAGAGAAAATGGAAGAATTACAAGGTATTTCTCCTATAGGTGAAGATGAAGAATATACACTTTTAGAAATGCATGTAAATCTTGATTTAGAAGGCTATGAAGATGTTGATAACGAAGGTAATCCTACAGGTATAGCTTTACCATATATAGTTACCTTTATTAAAGAAACTAATACTATATTATCTATAAGAAAAAATTATAGAGAAGACGATCCTTTAAAACGTAAAATACAACATTTTGTACATTATAAATTCCTTCCAGGATTAGGTTTTTACGGTTTTGGTTTAATACATATGATTGGTGGATTAAGTCAATCTGCTACATCTATTTTAAGACAACTTATAGATGCTGGAACTTTATCTAACTTACCTGCTGGTTTTAAAGCTAGAGGTATGAATGTTAGTAAACTTGATGAACCGTTACAGCCTGGAGAATTTAGAGACGTAGATATTCCAGGAGGTACATTACGTGATGCGATTATGCCATTACCGTATAAAGAACCTAGTGGTACGTTAGCACAATTATTAGGTGTGTTAGTAGATAGTGGTAGAAGGTTTGCATCTATTGCGGATATGCAAGTTGGTGACGGTAATCAAGAAGCGCCAGTAGGCACAACTATAGCTTTATTAGAACGTGGTTCTAAAGTTATGTCTGCAATACATAAACGTTTACATTATGCGCAAAAAATAGAATTTAAAATACTAGCTAGAGTATTTAGTGAGTCAATACCTGAGGAGTATCCTTTTGATGTAGCAGGTGCCTCAAGAAGTGTATTCGTTAAAGACTTCGATAGAAGGGTAGACGTTATACCTGTAAGTGATCCTAATATATTTAGTACCTCACAAAGAATTATGATGGCGCAAACTCAGCTACAACTGGCACAAAGTGCTCCAGGAATACATAATTTACGTGAAGCGTATAAAAACATGTATCTAGCTTTAGATGTAAAAGATATAGATGATATTTTAGAACCTGAAATTCAAGTAATTCCTAAAGATCCTGTATCAGAAAATCAAGATGTTATGAAAGGAAGTGAACTAAAAGCTTTTATAGATCAAGACCATGATTCACATATAGCTTCACATAACTTCTTTGCACAAAACCCAAACGTACAATCTAACCCTGCCGCAGTTGCAGCATTACAAGCGCATATACAAGAACACTTTGCACTTAAATATAGATTAGAAGTAGGACAATTATTAGCACAACAAGGGTTACAATTACCTGAAGAAGGTCAACCATTACCGATGGAAGTACAAAATGCTATTGCAGCTCAAGCAGCTGCCGCAACACAACAGATCACAGGTAGAGATCAGGCAATACAACAGGCACAACTTAACGCACAAGTCAATCCACAGATGCAAATGTTCCAAGCTCAGATGCAACTTGAACAAGCTAAACTACAATTACGTCAAGCTGAAGCACAACTTAGAGCACAAACTGATATTGAAAGAGAAAATATTAGAGCTGATGTGGATAGAGAACGTATTGAATCAGAAGAATCTAAGCAAGATGCACGTTTAGCGGCTAATATTCAACAAGATTTAATAGAAAAAGAAGAACAAAGGATAAAAGATCTAGTAGAATTAGCAAAAGAAGCTAGAGATGCAAGAAATTTACCTGAAAACAACTAAATAGGAGCTAAAAATGGCAAAATTTGATCCAAAAAAGGCTGATCTTAATAAAGATGGCAAATTATCCTCTTATGAACAAAAAAGAGGCATGGCAATGGCTAAAAATATGCGACAAGGTGGTCCAGTAAACGTTGGTGTTAGAGAAGTTAAGGCTATTTTAACAAAAACTAAGGGTACAGGAGCCGCAACGCAAGGATTAAACTTTCATAAACAACCAGATTAATGGAGTTTATTGATTTAACTCGTAAATTTCTCAAAATAGTAAGAGAAAGGGACGCACAATTAACAGAAACGTTGAAATCAGGGTCAATACAAGACCATGAACAATATCAACGTATAGTAGGCGAACTATCAGGTCTAAGTTTCGCTGAAAATACCGTAATAGACCTGCTAGAAAATAAGGAGGACTTAGATGAGTGAGATTCCTGATAAGGTTTTAAACTTTGAAAATAGAACTAAAAAAGAACCTGAACCTCAAGTAGAGGAAAACGAAGGTTTAACTACCCCAGAAGATTGCGAAAGGCAAATAGATAAATTACCTACGCCCACAGGCTATAGGATTTTAATATTGCCATATACCATTGCGAAAAAAACCAAAGGTGGTATAGTATTAGCAAAAGAGACGGTTGAAAGAGAAAGACTAGCTACTAACGTGGGGTATGTAGTCTCTCTTGGACCTGACGCTTACACCGATCCTGACAAGTACCCTTGTGGGGCTTGGTGCAAAAAAGGCGACTGGATTATCTTTGGCAGATATGCTGGAGCTAGAATCAAAATTGACGGTGGCGAAATGCGATTGTTAAATGATGATGAAGTTTTAGCTGTTGTTGATGATCCCGAAAACGTTGTCCACCACGCATAGGAAATAAAATGGCAAATCCAAAACTAACAGTCGAAGTCGAAGATAAAGACGTAGACATTCATGAAGCAGACGTAATCAACGAAAACGAAGAAAGCGAAGAAGTTGAATTCGAAGTTGCTAAAGACTCTGTAAAAGAAGTCGAAGAACCAGAACCTCAAGCTAAACAAGAGTCAGAAGACGAACTTGAAGAATATAGTGAAGGTGTAAAAAAGCGTATAAGTCAGTTGACTTATAAAATGAGAGAAGCCGAAAGACAGAGAGAAGAGGCTGTCAAATACGCTGAAAACATTTTAAGCGAAAATAAAAACCTTAAAAGTTCTTTAAAAAATTCTGACGCAACACTAGTCAACGAGGCTGAAAGTCGTGTACAATCACAATTAGATCAAGCTAAAAAGCAATATAAGTTAGCTTACGAGAACGGTGATGCAGACGCTATGGCGTCAGCAAACGAATCGATCGCTAGACTTGGTGCTGAAGCTGAGAATCTAACTAGAGTCAAAAAACGATTAGACTCTGAGGAAATAGTTGAACAAGAAGTAGATGTACAACAACATATACAACAACAACCACAACAGGCTACCATGCCTGATCCGAAAGCTCAAGATTGGGCAGATAAGAATAAGTGGTTTGGGCAAGATCAAGTAATGACTTTTGCTGCGTTTGGTGTACATCGAGAACTCGCTGATTTAGGGTATGACCTTCAATCAGATGATTATTACGAGGAAATTGATAAGCGTATGCGAAAAGAATTTCCTCACAAGTTTACATCAGATTCGTCTGATGCTAATGTAAACGTTCAGCCTAAAGTTGCTGCTCCTACAAGAAAAGCAAGTAATAAAACTGGACGCAGAGTACGGTTGAGCCCTTCTCAAGTTGCTATTGCAAAAAGATTAGGTGTTCCACTAGAAGAATATGCAAAACACGTTAAAGAAGGAGTATAAAAAATGACAGATCGAACTCCACGAGCTGCAACCACACGAGAAAAAACTTCTCGCAGAAAACCATGGACGCCTCCATCAACTTTGGAAGCCCCACAAGCACCAGCTGGATATAAATACCGTTGGCTCCGTGAATCTTTACTCGGAAACGAAGATAAGACTAACATGAGTAAACGTATTAGAGAAGGTTGGGAACCAGTGAGGTCTGAAGACCATCCTGATTTTGTAGCACCTACTATTGAAGGTGGTAGAAATGACGGTGTGATCGGTGTAGGTGGACTTGTTTTGGCAAAAATACCAGAAGAAACTGCTGAGGAACGCAATGCCTATTATAGAGGACTTGCGGAGAATCAAATGGACGCTCTTGATTCTAACCTTATGAGAGAAAGTAATTCAGCAATGCCTATAGATAAACCTAATAGACAAAGCAGAGTAACTTTCGGATCAGGTGGTTTGAAAAAGAGTAATTAATAACTTTTTAAACTGAAAGGTGAAATAACATGGCAAATGTAAATGACCCAGATGGATTTACTCCTGCTTATCATCTAACAGGCGGCACAATTAGACCTTCTGAATTTGCTATCCAAAGTGGAGCTACTGGAGATATTTTCTCTGGTGACGTAGTTAAGCTAGCTAGTGGATATGTACTTCAGGGTGGTGCTACTGATGCCCCTTTAGGTGTTTTCGCAGGTGCTGAATACCAAGATAGTACAGGTGAAGTCAAATTTGTAAAAAGATTTGTTTCTGGTACTACAACATTAGGTTCTGCAAATGTAAAAGCATATGTTTACACTGATCCAGATATCGTTTATGAGGCACAGTACAC